CTACGATAACCGCGCATTCAACATGGCTATCTGTTCGTCGTTCATGTCATCAATCCACATACCGTAAATTTCATACACCATCTGCGCAGTTTCATGCCCCATTTGGCTGGCTATAAATGCCGGGTTCGCTCCTGCCGTCAACAGCCAGCAGGCAAAAGTATGCCGCGTATGGTACGGATTACGGCGGCGAATACCAGCACGTTTTACTGCTGCATTCCACCTTGCCCCCAAACTGCTTACCGAGTAATAAGGTTTTTGTTTTCCGTTACACACCCTGGGCATGAAAACAAAATGCAGTTTTTGCTTTTCGGTTCTGCCGTACTCCCGATGATAAAAGGTGATTTCGCTTTTGCGATGATGCCCGGTCAGTTTGTATTGCTCCTTCAGTGCTTCAAGAGCAGGCTGCAGTAGTGTTACTGTTCGGATCCCGGCATTTGTTTTTGGGGGACCGAACATATCAAGTATCGTCAGGTTTCTTCTGACATTCACTATTCCCTTTTCGAGATCCACATCCTCCCACGCCAGAGCTGCCAGTTCCCCGTGACGAAGTCCTGAGTAAACGGCAAATTTCCACAAGTTCTGGCTCTGTCCTTTTTCACTTTCCATTAATGCATTGAATTCTGTTTTAGATAACGGATCAGGCTTTATTCTGTTTCGCTGTAATTTTTTTACTCCTTCAAATGGTTTGGTTGATATAAATCCCGACTGATACGCAAAACGTAACAGCGAACAGAGCAGGGCGATATAGTTATCAACTGTGCGTACGGTTCTTCCTTTTTTGTTGGATCTTGGATTATCCATGTAAAGCGTTTCTCCATGCAGCAGTTCATTCCGGTAATTTAAGATATCGCTATAACGAATATGTGATATCGGGGTACTTTCACAAATTATTATTCTGAGTGTTTTTAATTGTGATTTCGTTTTCTTCATTGTGTTTGTTGTTAACTCTGTCTCTTTAATTTTTGTCCAGATATCACAAAGCTCCCCGAACGTTTTTATGACTCTCGTTGTCACCATTTTTGCCCCAGTGCTGGACTGGGGAAAACGTCTTAAATACTCAAATTCACCGGAGTTTATTTCATGAACTATCAGCGCTCTTAAATTTCCGGCCTTTTTAATATTACTGTTTGTAATCTCCCAGCCTTTTAATGTTTCCCGACATCGTTTTCCTCGAAACATGAACCAGATGCGAATGTATCTACCTCTAATCTCGACACCTGTTGGTAATTTAGACATATCATGATTCTTTGATAAACTGATTTATCTTTGGATAGTTGTACCAGATAATTCCTCGTTTGCTGTCTGGCTTACCTAAAGGAGATACTCGTTTGAAGTGGAAGCCCTCCACCCAACAGTTCTGGCGGTATGCTTCAATTTGTCTGGCCCCCAGACCAGTGCGAAGCATCAGGCCGTATTCAACCATCCACTCTTCATTAAAGATTACTTGTGCCATCGCATCACCTCTGGCAGGCGCCAATGTTAGACTGAAATTGACGCCCGATGTTGATTATTAATAATCAGCTATGAAGTTTTAATTTGAATACAATGCAACTCACGAGGACTGAAGTTTCTCGCAATTAAAATTAATCAGTTTTACTTTCTGCTCTCTGGAAACGCCTGCTTCTTTTTTACCTGAGAGCATTTTTTCGCATTCTGATTTCGTTAGTTTAGATTTTGAATATCTTGTCCAGTTAGTAGGAGTGCCACCTTCCTTTTCAATAGTGGCGGTAATTTTATACATGAACATCTCCATTATTATTTCCAGTGGTTCGTTTATTCCATCTTTCGAGTGCTTCTTTTTCACTTCCACCATAACCGGTTCGGGATTCGCATGCGTTACACTTCGCTCGGTAATATCCTGAAATGGCTTTCACCGTTACTGATGGACAACCACAAAATGGACATGGTTTGACTTTTTCATACCGCATTGTCTTTTCTCTCATATGATAAAATTTTGTGATGGCGGTGAGGCTACACCGCCAAAGTCAATATTAGGATCCGATATATTCTGGTTTCATATCTGTCAGTGTCGTTTTATACGCCTCATATAATTCACCCAGATGTGGTCGAGCAGCATTCAGCGTATTTTCCAGAGCAGTAAATTTTTGTTCTGCTTCTGGATCACCTGATGAAGGCAGGTCATTTATCATCTTCTCGATACTGGCAATAGCATTGAGACGGTGATGACGCCGAACCACTTTTCCTTTAAGCTCGGCAAAGAATTCGCCGATCTGGTTTTTCTGATCCTCTATCTCTTGGCGTAATGCAGTGGTTTCCTCAGTCGTGGCCGCGCTTTCGACACGCTGCCGGAATTCATCAATCCACGCTTCGTCAATACGCTGTTCGATGGTTTCTGTTCGCTGCTCGCTTACCTCTCTATAATTCTGTACCGGCACAGGATTGATGATTTTTTCCTGTGGCTCTTCCAGTTCGTCCGGGGTATACACGCCCAGGATGACGTCAGGACAATAAAGGCGAGCCCAGTATTTCAACGCCAGATAGGCGAGCTGTTGTTTCGGGTTTGAGGTCCATAAAGGAGAATTACGCGTAATCACGCTGGAAAGAAACACCGGTTCTCCCCAGGTAATCTCACTTTCACCGCGAAGAACTGCACCAACTCGAACGGATAGACCATACTCATCTTCACTGGTCCAACATGGGATCGTTTCTTTTTTCTCATAGATTCCGCCTCCTTTGGCCGTTTTCTTAACGGTCTCCACTCGGGTGCGAGAGCATTTCTCCCAGTCTCCCTCGTACTTGTAATGGAAGCGGCCTACAATTGCACTTGAGCTAGAGATCACAGCGTTAACAAGTTGTGCTTCATAACCCAGAACTCCGTTTACCAGGTGTGTTTTCTGAGCCACAGCGTAGGGGTTCATGCCCCATTGCATGGCTTGCATGATGATTGCCATGCAGTCGGCAGGTTTTCCGCGAAGGTGATCGGGAACTGTGACGGTGGCCTGTGACATCAACCCGGCTACTTCCTGAAGTTGCGTCAACGCCTGAACGTTAAAAATAGTGTTACTGGCAGAAATGGTATTTGGTGTCTGCTCTGTCGTGATGATATTGGTATTTTGCATGGTCAGGTTCTCCATTAAGCCAGATGCAGTGCTTCAAGACGACGAAGATCAAAGTCGTTTAATTCGTCGGTATAACTTTCGGTAATCGGTGCTGGCCAGTTGTTTGTCTCTAGGGCTTCGTTTATCTGGCGTAGCGTCCGGCGATATTCCTGTCGACCAAGTTCCAGGAGTTCCTGCGAGGCTTCCACGACTGCCACCCAGTGATAGCCAACATCTTTGTTGACGAAGATCCAGAAAAATTTGTCCAGGTTTGCCACATCACAATACATTGCGGCGCTGAGGTGATAATCACGCTCAATAATTTCACGGTGCAGGCGATCTTTAAGTCGTTCCTGCCGCACATAACCGAGGCTGACTGACTTCACGTCAGCGCAAATGCTTTCGTATGGCAGCCGGATTTCGATATCAGGACGGACCCTGATTTCCAGCCCGGTTTCTTCATCAAACCCGAAATAGCTGATTTCAGATTTGCGATCCGGGTGGTTGAGTAGCCTTGCTGCATCGGTATTGTTTTGCAGTGCCGCGTGAATATTTTTTGCCTGTTCATACATATCCGCACTGATAAACGTTTTCCCGGCGTTTTCTTCTTGCTGTCGTTTTTGCCAGTCCTCCAGTGTCACCAGTTCCGGGCGAATTTTCCGTGCGATTTCGGTTAATTGCTCTTTTGTGCCACTGATGTTGTAAGGCAACGATTTAGCACGTTCTTTTTTTGCCAGTTCTGGATCTACAGTTTCAATTTGCTCCAGAAGCTGCTCCCGTGTTCCACTGGTTTTCAGCAGAGGAGGGAGGCTTGCGTTGTATTCTTTAATACAGGCTTTCATTGCTGATGCTGTGTGTTTTTCCCCCTCAGGAATACGCCGAAATTCCTCCGGAAGCGAACCGTAAAGGATGCCTGTTTCTTCGGCCCCAGCGCTTACCGACAGTGGCTGTATAAGAATGCTGTTGTAGCTTTCGATCCACTCTTTCATCTGCTCTGGTGTCATCAGTGATGGCAGACTGGCATTGTGTTTTTTAATGATGGTGATCAGTTCGTTAGAAGTAGTAACCACATATTCAGGAACCGGTACCGGAATGGCATATTCATCAGCGAATTTATCCGTTTCCAGAACATAGCTGTGAATGATCCGCCCACGCAGCAATGCATCACTTTCCTCGTTCGGAATAGTCCCGGCAATGTGCCGCCCGTGGTAATACATCAGACTGATGCGGGCATCCTTCAGCATTGTGCTGCTTATTCCGTTGGCGGAGTGATAAACCTCGTTCGGGAGGTTTTCATAGCGGCCAGGCTCGAAATATGACGGCCACATGATTTCAGTTGCTACATTAGCTGACGCTTCACCAGTTTCATCACTGCAATCGTGATGCGGATGGTTGCCAGCATTCTCCTTGTGTGGATGTTCAGCGCTTTCCATTTCCTCCGGATCATTTTCCTGAACTTCAACCTGATTCTCTTCATCGAATGTTTCCTGGTATGTTGCGTCGCCCATCACCGCACCACAATCAGGGCAGTTGCCGCCGTCGGTCTGACCGCAGGCGGCGCAGGCTTTTTCCGGCTCCTGTTGCGTTATTGGCTCGGATTGTTTCGTTTCTGGCTCGTTTTGTTGCGCATTTCGGCTGTTTTGTTCCGCTTTCTGGTCGTTCTGTTCCGTTTCTTGCTGGTTCTGATTCACTGAATCGCGGGTTTCAATCCCCTTCACCCATTTCGGATCGTTCGGGTCGCTAATTCCGTCAACAAATTCACCACGTGATGCAGCAAGTAATTTATCGGCATCGACAGGATTTTTTGATGGAATGTTTTTCCGGGCTTCATGGAGTTCTGCCCGCAGTTCCTGATATTTCGCATCAACAGAATTTACCTGTGACTGAGCATCCAGCGGCTGCGTGTCCTGATGATGTTCAGTTGCATTCGGTTCCACTGTTTCAGCCGTTGCCTGTTCATCTGCCATTGCGCCAGATGGTTGTGGTTTTTCTTCATCGTCCTGTTTTCCTTCTTCTGTCACACGCTGCGGCATCGGGGTAGAGGAGCGACCGCAGGCAATATCCACGATTTCCGGATCAGGGTTGGCATGATCAGTTTCAGTCAGTACTTTGTTCAGATATTCAGTGACGTGCGCGGGGATGACCTCGATCCCAATTGGTGCTTCTTTCACGGACGCAACCACGGTGGCGCGGGAATAATCCAGCCCGCCAGGCATGGTGATGAATTTGTCGCGGAAAACAGAAAAGGGCGGTTTATTTTCAGCGATAATTTCCTCAATGCGTTTAGCGTGTGCCGGATGAAGGTTATAGATGTCCACGTCCATTGAACGGGCCAGTACGCCAGTGGCTACATCGCGTGCCAGTGACGTCAGATCGTGGACGAAACCTTCGCCGCGATCGGTGAGGTTCCCGCCGCCAGCATTAGCACCGGAAGCCGTGCGAGTGATGCGTGAAACACGATTCCCTTTCCTCCATTCTTTTGTCAGAAGACCACGATCAATGTGTTCGGTATCCAGCCAGGCTGAAATGAAATTCTTAAATTCATAGGGCTGATGTTTTTTCGTGATAGAGAAAACTGCCTTAATTGCATCAGTCAGGCGGAGCAGGGCGGCATTATCCAGAGTTGTCGGTTCTGCCATGCCGCGTATGGCCAACAGCAGATTCTGGACATAGCTGTTTTCCTGGTCCATCTCAAGAGCAGTAATGTGTTCGCGTTGTTCACGGGTGGCATGATGCAGGTATTTCCGATCCCCGGCCGCATACGTAAAAATGTGCAGAAGACGCTGTGTGAACCGCAAAGTGGCTACAGAAACTTCGCAATCCTGGCAATCCCCGTGGGCGTCTGCCTGCGCGTTTTCTTCCTGGCCTCCCGCCAGTTCTTTGGTTTCCTGGGTATTCTCCTGATGGTGAACGTCGTCTGGTGCTGCACCCGGTTTTAGTTCCCAGGTGATGGAGTCCTTGCCGAGTTGATAGCGTTCACACCACGTAAAATCGATCTCACCTTCAGGGGGAAGGTCATTAACGACAGGAAAATTAGTTGCAACAGTTTTAAAATAGTTGCTCAGTTTTTTACCTGACTTAACGATCAGGTAGTCCAGAGTGGCACTGGTCGATTCAAAATCGTCGCTTGCCCACAGGACGACGTCAGGTTCACCGGATGATTTTTTCGCTTTCCGTAAAAGGAAGAGTGGTTTTGTGCTCATTGTTTTTTAACCTCAACTCAGATTAAAATTACTGCGAGTGATGAATAAATGTCCCAGGTTCTTCACTCAGGCCTGCACACTGTGCAGGCTTTCTTTTTTTCAGATTTCACCGTTTAATTTCATTGCGATCAGAGTTGCCAGAAATCCAGCTTTTTTTTCTGCGGGCAGATTCTTTCCGATGTAAACCAGGCACATTTTTGTGACACCTTCATCAAGTGTTTTAACGTTGCCTGATGGACCGTCGATATCAACCACAGTGAAAGGGGTTTCTTTATTTTCTGTTTTAATCACGTAGCCAATGCGCTTTCCTTCCAGATTCACCTCGTGAACAATGTCATCGGTAGTTACAACAGTGGCTTCATAATTGGTAATCATGTTTTTCTCCTTAATTAAGGTTGAGCGAATCTCTACCATTTCTGGCATAAATTCAGTTTCGAATAGTCAATTAATTAAAGTTCGTGTGCCATCTGGTCTTTTTCGGCACAGATTTCACTACAATATTTTTTCATTTCCGTCGTTGGTATAACTCCACGCATGAAATGAAGTGGTCTTGTAATGATTTTGCTTTCTTCAATTTCTTTATTGCAAAGGTGATAAGCACATTTTATTTTCTTAGTCATTACCATGACTCCGCCTTTACAGGTAAACCATCACGACCGAGGAAGACTTTAATCATGCAGTCAGAAATGCATGTTTTTGTAGTCAGGCTACGAATATAAAGTTTTCGCTTTTTAATATTGTTTGCCGAGGCGATATATGTCCGACCTTCATGAAGAACATAATCGCCAGGGGTCACACACTGACGTGGTATTTCATCAGTTCCGAAGTGATGAGCAATCATAATTATCTCCATTTTTACAAATGAATTTTGTCGATGCGGTGCCTGGTGCCTCCAGGTGACGTTAACCAGTTAACAATTAACGCCGGATAATCCACCCATAACACTGATGCTTTTAACTGCGCCGCGTGCGCTTAGCCGCATTCACCGCATCACAAAATTCACTTTAAAAAGGGGCGGCAGGGCAGCTACGGAGTAGAACTGATGCCGCCAAAAACTAGACACAGCAATGTCGTTATTTACAACCGGAGGCGCACTCCCACCATTTAAATTTAACAGACAAGACCGACTCTTTATGGATACCGGAAATGCGCCTTCGTATTGTGCCCGGTTTTATTTCACCACCTCCGGGCTTTGGTGGCCTCGGCTATACCCCTACAGCAAGAATATTGAATTAATCCAATAAATGGTTTAGCTGGTATTTTTGGCAAGCCAGCGACGTGCGCCAGCTTCGGTTTTAAACGATTTGCTTTTGGTATACGTCATGGCGGTGAATGTGCCGTCCTGATTGGGAAACACGCCACATACCCTGGAACGCCGTGCATTACTGGCGGCGCAGGAAGCGTTGAGTACGGCAATTGATGCGCATGATGATGCAGTCCAGGCCGTTTACCGGAAAGCACATTTCAGCGGTGGTGGTTCGTCCGGCGATTCTGTTGTTGTTCATTAAGGTGATGTGGTGGGTAATGACTCCAACTTATTGATAGTGTTTTATGTTCAGATAATGCCCGATGACTTTGTCATGCAGCTCCACCGATTTTGAGAACGACAGCGACTTCCGTCCCAGCCGTGCCAGGTGCTGCCTCAGATTCAGGTTATGCCGCTCAATTCGCTGCGTATATCGCTTGCTGATTACGTGCAGCTTTCCCTTCAGGCGGGATTCATACAGCGGCCAGCCATCCGTCATCCATATCACCACGTCAAAGGGTGACAGCAGGCTCATAAGACGCCCCAGCGTCGCCATAGTGCGTTCACCGAATACGTGCGCAACAACCGTCTTCCGGAGCCTGTCATACGCGTAAAACAGCCAGCGCTGGCGCGATTTAGCCCCGACATAGCCCCACTGTTCGTCCATTTCCGCGCAGACGATGACATCACTGCCCGGCTGTATGCGCGAGGTTACCGACTGCGGCCTGAGTTTTTTAAGTGACGTAAAATCGTGTTGAGGCCAACGCCCATAATGCGGGCAGTTGCCCGGCATCCAACGCCATTCATGGCCATATCAATGATTTTCTGGTGCGTACCGGGTTGAGAAGCGGTGTAAGTGAACTGCAGTTGCCATGTTTTACGGCAGTGAGAGCAGAGATAGCGCTGATGTCCGGCGGTGCTTTTGCCGTTACGCACCACCCCGTCAGTAGCTGAACAGGAGGGACAGCTGATAGAAACAGAAGCCACTGGAGCACCTCAAAAACACCATCATACACTAAATCAGTAAGTTGGCAGCATCACCTATGAACTGAAAAAATACCGACTTAAAACACTGGAAGGCGAAACATTGCTTCAGCGTATAGCCCGAAATGTTGCCTGGTATGCCATACGACTCTCTCTGCATCGCCATCTTGTTAACGGGTATCCCTCGTCAACGCTGTTGTTCATCAATATCAAAGATAAAGAAAAAGCCGCAGAACACATTCGGTGGATGGAACTGGCGCAGGGACAAGCTCTTGATATTGAGTATGGCGATGAGATCGACTACAGCAAAGCTCAACTGCTGCGCCACGTAATTTTTAGGGGGTGATTATGACATCTTTTCTTTTAGCTTTTGTAGGGCAACGATCAGTTCATCAATTTGGGTTGCATCCATTATCAACTCCAGTTTGTGATAAGCCCCGTAATTTAGCTCCTGTGTGGAATTCCTGGGCAAGTATTTTTACTCCTCCGCGATTGAGCATTCCTGAGGTGCTAAAAATTTTTGACTCGGTTCCAGTAATACTGTCCACCCAAAATTTTTGGGGGAATGGAGCAGACTTATCAAATGTAAAAGACATGTCGAACCTCCTTTGGTTCTGTTGATTGGGGAATCACAGATTATATCCGGAGGAAGGTTCGACACCAGATGAGGCAATTATGGTTAAGGCTAAAAATATGCCAAATCCCATGCCAAAAACTAAGGCAAACAATGAGCCTTATCGCAAGGTAAAAATAACGATATGGGATGATCCCAAATTTAGGGCGTTATCTCCTCTGCCTCCAAGTGGACAGAGTTTGTTTATTTATCTGCTGACCAGTCCATTTACCGGGATTATTCCTGGGTTGTTTAAAGCCGGGCGGGCAGCAATGGCTGAAGAGTTGGGGTGGGATATCGAAGCCTTTGACTTAGCCTTAGGAGAAGCCATGAATCTTGGCATGGTGAAAGCAGATATCAAAGCCAGAGTTTTTTGGCTCCCGAATGCTGCGAAACACAATCCGCCAAACTCGATAAATGTCATTAAATCCTGGGCAAAGGCATTCGCTTTAATTCCTGATTGCCCTCTCAAATGGGAGGCCAGAGAATCGCTGAGAGCCGCGTCCTACGGGGTTTCTGAGGCTTTGGGAATGGCATTCGATAAGGCAATCCCTTTGCCTGAGGATAAGCCTAAGGATAAGGCTAACGCTTTGTCATGCGGTATCCAGATAACAGATAACAGATATATAAACCCCACACATAACGCGCGCGAGAGTGCTCCGGCCAGTGAGGCAAATGGCGTGCCGTTGCAGACAGCGGAACCTGATTACCTGGAAGGCCTGAGCGAACCCATCGGGAAATTTCCGATGACCGATGGCTGGCATCCGTCGCCGGATTTTCGACGACGGGCGGCTCTGTGGGGAGTGGCTCTGCCGGAGCCGGAATTTACACCTGCTGAACTTGCCGCCTTCCGGGACTACTGGGCAGCGGAGGGGAAAGTTTTCACGCAGGTTCAGTGGGAGCAGAAATTCGCCCGTCACGTACATCACGTCAGGGCGCAGGTTAAACCAGTCAGCAAGGGGGTGAGCCATGCAGCAGCACCAGGCGGCACCGCATCACGGGCAGTTCAGGAAATTCGGGCAGCACGTGAGCAGTGGGAACGTGAAAACGGATTTATCAGCGACGGAAACGGCGTGGAAGCTGTGGGAACTCATGGGGGAGGTTTATTCGAACCGCTGGACCCAGAAGAACGGGGCCGCACCTTCGAAGCTCTGGATTGCACAGATTGGTGCGATGACTGAGCAGCAAATCCGGCAGGTCTGCCGCCAGTGCATGGACCGCTGCCGGGCGGGTGAAACATGGCCTCCGGACCTGGCTGAGTTTGTGGCGCTGATTTCGGAAAGCGGAGCCAATCCATTCGGTCTGACGGTGGATGCCGTGATGGAGGAGTACCGACGCTGGCGCAATGAGTCCTGGCGATACGACGGAAGCGATAAATACCCGTGGACTCAGCCTGTGCTGTATCACATTTGCCTCGAGATGCGTTCAAAGGGGATTGAGCGTCAGATGACCGAAGGGGAGTTAAAACGACTTGCAGAACGGCAACTGGCGAAATGGGCAAAGCATGTTGGTGATGGCTTCAGCGTTCCGCCCGTACGGCGGCAACTGGCAGCACCAGAACGCCCGTCGGGGCCAACACCAATTGAGTTGCTGAAACAGGAATATGAACGCCGGAAAGCGGCGGGGTTTGTTTGAGTTGAGAAGTGATTTTTACCGGGAGGAAATTTTAATGGAGACCGTTTTTGACGCACTGAAAGCAATGGGAAAAGCCACGTCGGTAGAGCTGGCTGAGCGACTTGATATCAGTCGTGAAGAAGTACTGAACGAGCTGTGGGAACTGAAAAGGGCTGGCTTCGTTGATAAAAGCGTATACACCTGGCGTGTGGCTGATAACAACGTTCAGCAGGAACAGCCAGCGCCAGAAGAACAGCCGGAAGAAACCACCACGGCGACAGTTGCGAAAATCTCAAAGTGCGATTTAACCGCAACGATTGAACAACGCGGACCACAAACGGCTGATGAGCTGGCTACATTGTTTGGTACCACATCACGCAAAGTGGCTTCAACGCTGGCAATGGCAATCAGCAAAGGTCGTCTGATTCGCGTAAATCAGGGCGGTAAATTTCGTTACTGCATACCGGGCGATAATTTACCAGCAGAGCCGAAAGCAGCATCGGTAGCGGAAACTGATGGTAAGGCCTTTCCTCAGCCCGCAGGTATTGCATTACCAGTACAGGAGGCTGCAACACAGGAAGATATTAAAACAGAAACGGTGGTGGACATTGTGCAATCGCTGCCATCGTTTACTGAAACGCGAGCGGATGACCTGGTTTTACCATCGCTGCATATGGCAAACCGCGAACTGCGTCGGGCGAAAAATCATGTCCAGAAGTGGGAGCGAGTCTGCGCCGCGCTGCGGGAGCTGAACAAGCACCGGGATATTGTTCGACAGATTGTCGATTCCTCCAGTCGTATTGTGTCGGAAAAGTGATTGCCGGAGGCACCTATGGCAAAAGTATTTACACCAGAAGAGCGGGAAAAAATTAAAGGGCAGGTTGTTGAACTTGTACGTCTGAGCGGTCGCGAGACGTTACGGGCTCTGGAGGCTAAAACCGGTGCATCAAGGTATTACATAAGCACTCTCGCCAGAGAACTGGTCGCCAGTGGTGATGTTTACAATTCAGGCTACGGATTATTCCCGTCTGAGCAGGCGCGTAAAGACTGGCAAAACGCCCGCAAAAAACTCTCAAGGGCAAATCTGAAGAAACCATCTGTGGTTGATCCGGATCTTATCTGGTCATTACCAGACGGAGAAATACGCCGCTACAACAGGCGTCTGAACATAATTTGCCGTGAGTGCCGGAAGAGTGAGGTTATGCAGCGAGTGCTGGCGTTTTATCAGGGGAAATTTCAGGAGGTGATGCTGTGAGCGAATCAAAATGTCAGGTTAATGGCAATCAGATAGAACCGTGTACGGCACTGGCAAAATCCCTTGAGCATGATGCTGAATACACGACGCGAAAAGGTCTGCTGATATACAAAATCTGGAATGAGAATTTAACTCGCGACCCTGATTTGGTGATGTTGCGTTCCGGTGAATTTTCTAAATTACCAGTGCGGGTTTCATTTTGTCCGTTCTGTGGTGAAAGTCTGAAAACGTGGGAGAACAGAAATGAATGAAATTAGAGAAATACCAGTAGTACGTGATGAATATGGCTGCTGGACGCATCCTGAATATGAAAAATTCTGTGATGGTAGAGAACTTATTTCAACGAAAGAGTTTAACGCCTGGATGGAGGAAAAGGTAATGACTCCAACTTATTGATAGTGTTTTATGTTCAGATAATGCCCGATGACTTTGTCATGCAGCTCCACCGATTTTGAGAACGACAGCGACTTCCGTCCCAGCCGTGCCAGGTGCTGCCTCAGATTCAGGTTATGCCGCTCAATTCGCTGCGTATATCGCTTGCTGATTACGTGCAGCTTTCCCTTCAGGCGGGATTCATACAGCGGCCAGCCATCCGTCATCCATATCACCACGTCAAAGGGTGACAGCAGGCTCATAAGACGCCCCAGCGTCGCCATAGTGCGTTCACCGAATACGTGCGCAACAACCGTCTTCCGGAGCCTGTCATACGCGTAAAACAGCCAGCGCTGGCGCGATTTAGCCCCGACATAGCCCCACTGTTCGTCCATTTCCGCGCAGACGATGACGTCACTGCCCGGCTGTATGCGCGAGGTTACCGACTGCGGCCTGAGTTTTTTAAGTGACGTAAAATCGTGTTGAGGCCAACGCCCATAATGCGGGCTGTTGCCCGGCATCCAACGCCATTCATGGCCATATCAATGATTTTCTGGTGCGTACCGGGTTGAGAAGCGGTGTAAGTGAACTGCAGTTGCCATGTTTTACGGCAGTGAGAGCAGAGATAGCGCTGATGTCCGGCGGTGCTTTTGCCGTTACGCACCACCCCGTCAGTAGCTGAACAGGAGGGACAGCTGATAGAAACAGAAGCCACTGGAGCACCTCAAAAACACCATCATACACTAAATCAGTAAGTTGGCAGCATCACCGGCAGAGTTTAATGAATAGAAAAGAACTTGCCAGAAATGTGATTTATAGTGATTATGGAGTACAGCACCCCGACTTTAATAGGCTTTCGACGCGATTCCCTAGCGTATCTGCCAGCGTCAGATACTCTGGAGATAATGACTTTTGGGTATTTCGAGGAAGAGTAGCTAATCGCTTTGGTTATGAACAATATGGTAAACATAGTGAGGATATTCTTGCTCATCGAGAATATTCAGGGCCTACATTCTGTGCGGGAGATAGAGACATAGAATATTATGCAAACGAGTATCAAGCCTACAAAGCCAATCCCTCTGGTAACTATAAATTTGGTAGCCCAGAGGTATGGCGTAGGATTGGGCAAAACCATCACATAACTAAGGTTATTGAGCAACTCGCCACTCTTTACGGGCTTTAAGTTTAACTCGAACAGCTTCACGAAGCTCGCCAACATCCATACTATTGGCGAGTTTTGACCATAAGACGCGTTTAGGTTTATTTTTCAAATTCTGTAGCTCCCCTACATCACTTAATAGGGAAAGCAATTCATCTTTCCAAAGAAGCATTGTTAAGGAAAGTTTGTCCACTTGTGGATTCAACTTGCTAGTTCGAATTGTTTTTAAATGGATACCTTGCCGTGCACCTTGCGTAACTTGCTTTATCCCCCACCATGATGGAACTATGCTTAAAGCATCATAAAGATGGCAATCAGAGACAACCAACGTTACTTTATCCATCACTGATGAGTAATGTTGCACCTGCGCTGGTAATCTGAGCAAGTTATCACTCTTGCTCTTCAACTCATAACCATGTATAAGCCCATTGATCACTGCTATATCAGCTCTGCTAGCCCCTAGATTCATCGTAAACTCATCAATGATTAGGGTGTCAGGATCTTTATGATGATCTCTCAGAATCTTGGCATGCACAGCCTTTCTTACATCAATGTCTCTCATACCATAGTTGCGCTTTCATTGACTCTCTCAAGCCATGATTCTATATCATGGTTCGCATGAATGCCATTTGATATGACCAGTGGTTAAACATTGCACAGAAAAGTGGATGTGTATTTTAACAAAAGCAATGACGGCTAACCATGTTGGTATGTCGATAAAATGTTTCAACGTAAGCATTATCTGTTCCGCCCTTTCAGACGGCCTCCTGATGTTCTGAGGGTGCAGAATCCCTCCGGTTAAGGATTTAATAAAAATCGTTTCTGATTTAAATCTTCAGTATTTAGTTGTTAGTCGGTTTATAGCCTTTATGCTTCGGCCTTATTTCTCAGCCATACACAAACCGGGCCATCTTCGGTGTCATGTATTGAACCAATAAACCATCCATTGCCCTCTGGTCGTTCCGGTTCCCATGCAGAAATATCAGCATCACACGCATCAAGGTCAGCACATCCTTCATCTCTGAAGCAGAGGACGTATTGAAGATTATTTTCCTCCGGTGATGCTGCCAACTTACTGATTTAGTGTATGATGGTGTTTTTGAGGTGCTCCAGTGGCTTCTGTTTCTATCAGCTGTCCCTCCTGTTCAGCTACTGACGGGGTGGTGCGTAACGGCAAAAGCACCGCCGGACATCAGCGCTATCTCTGCTCTCACTGCCGTAAAACATGGCAACTGCAGTTCACTTACACCGCTTCTCAACCCGGTACGCACCAGAAAATCATTGATATGGCCATGAATGGCGTTGGATGCCGGGCAACTGCCCGCATTATGGGCGTTGGCCTCAACACGATTTTACGTCACTTAAAAAACTCAGGCCGCAGTCGGTAACCTCGCGCATACAGCCGGGCAGTGATGTCATCGTCTGCGCGGAAATGGACGAACAGTGGGGCTATGTCGGGGCTAAATCGCGCCAGCGCTGGCTGTTTTACGCGTATGACAGGCTCCGGAAGACGGTTGTTGCGCACGTATTCGGTGAACGCACTATGGCGACGCTGGGGCGTCTTATGAGCCTGCTGTCACCCTTTGACGTGGTGATATGGATGACGGATGGCTGGCCGCTGTATGAATCCCGCCTGAAGGGAAAGCTGCACGTAATCAGCAAGCGATATACGCAGCGAATTGAGCGGCATAACCTGAATCTGAGGCAGCACCTGGCACGGCTGGGACGGAAGTCGCTGTCGTTCTCAAAATCGGTGGAGCTGCATGACAAAGTCATCGGGCATTATCTGAACATAAAACACTATCAATAAGTTGGAGTCATTACCAACTCTGCCATAAAATCCACTCGATTCGAGGTTGAGAATATAGACCAACAGAAATATCACTGAGATCTGTAGGAAATGAACCCCCAGAAAGAATCACTTTTCTGTATTCATTGAGGTGCGCCAGATTGTTTATCAATCCCATTGCCAAAGTATATAGTTCGCCGGAATTAAGTTTATCCTCGGTTAACTCATCTCTTAAGTCAATAATTATATCAATATTTGATAAAGGAATTCCCAGATGATTAATGTAATGCGTTATTAATTGTGGGTTAACCAGATCTAACGTGGTTAATCTCAAGCATATTTCATTCTGCATTAATTCATCAATCGCTCTTTTATAGTTAGATGGGCGAGTTGGTGAACTGACAGGAATAACTCTTATCCCCATATCTCTAACTTGATTAACCGCATTTATTATAGGGTAATGATCTTCAGGAGAAATAAAATGCTCTTCAATTAATAATCCATCAATATAAACACCTTGCATATCTGAGCAAGATTTTGAGACTTTCTTTCCGAACTCTATAAGAGTCTCGTTATAACTCTTTAAGGCAATACCTGAATCAGGGTCAATTGGCACTGGTTCAATTTCGAGTAATGGCAAAATTTTTGATTTCTTTTCAATGGATAGCTGCGATAAAGCTGATAACTCAGAACGTTTCGCTTTCAGAATAGGAATATATGAAATTGTCATGTTAATACCTTATACAGAATCAATTAACAATTAATGGTTCTTCGGACATTGAAATTTATATCGCAAAAATTGGCAAACTCTCCTCGACTACTCACTTGTGGGTATCCTGGCGTAAAAGGAATGACTTGGCAATACCCGGTGTGATCATAAGTCATTGAAAATGATCATTTTTATCAGTCTTTCTTCCATGATGAATGCTAATGCCATTTGATTTGTTGAGGTGAAAACTGTTAAAAATCAAAACGATGTAATTGAAATGAACGTTCGGTAGCATTCACGCTTTAAATGTTTCTTTTGTGCTGATTGGATGAATTTTGGTCACTTATGATGAGAGATGTTGCAGGAAAAGAAGTTGGCATTGATCTATTGGATAGTTAGAATTGCTGCGGGTGCTTGAGGCTATCTGCCTCAGGCATGAACACCAAAAGGCAGATAGAGAAAAGCCCCAGTTAACATTACGCGTCCTGCAAGACGTTTAACATTAATCTGAGGCCATATCTATGCGACACATAGAGATTAGCCTCTTACGGACCGAAAGGTCAAGGAGAAGCAGGCTATGAAGCAGCAAAAGGCGATGCTAATCGCCCTGATCGTCATCTGTTTAACCGTCATAGTGACGGCACTGGTAACGAGGAAAGACCTCTGCGAGGTACGAATCCGAACCGGCCAGACGGAGGTCGCTGTCTTCACAGCTTACGAACCTGAGGAGTAAGAGACCAGGCGAGGGAGAAATCCCTCGCCACCTCTCATGTGTCAGGCATCCTCAACGCACCCGCACTAAACCCGCTTCGGCGGGTTTTTTGTTGCGTGCTGAATGCGCAGGGTGAAAAATAACCATATATTTGATTATATACACAACAAAAAATAAAAGTCATTGTACCTGCACATTAAATAATCAAATATACAGCGTGAAATAAATATTTTTCAGATTAATATTTTTGTCTCTATGTGGATATAACCGTTTGTACTTATAAACTCGGAGGCATCGTGGAAAAAATAAAGAAACTATTTAGTTGCAAATACGCAGTCATACGTCGTGATGACCTGTCAGTTATAGTCGAAATGGATTACTTCCCTGAACCCCCAAAATCAATGATGTATCGTAATGGTCGAAAGGCAATTTTTTTACCGATGAGGGTAAGTGACATTATGGGAAATGATAAACTGCTGGATGAATTGCGAGTCAGAGCATCCTGTTAGTATTGGCATTAATTCTGGTATACTACATAACGGGCTGAACACCCATTCTACTGCGCCAGCGGAGAACTACGATGGCGCATATACAACTGGTCAAACAAACCTCTTCCGGATTACTTCTCCCGGCGACGCCGGAGAGTTGCGATTTTTTGCATCAAATCAAAATAGGTGAGTGGATACACGCAGACTTTAAGCGTGTGCGTAACTACGCATTCCACAAGCGTTTTTTCAAACTCCTGCAACTGGGATTCGATTACTGGGCTCCGGTCGGTGGGGCGATCACGCCTCGCGAACGAAAACTGGTATCAGGCTTCGTTGATTACCTGTGCGAATCAGTAGGTCGGGAACACACTCCAGCCCTGAGTGATGCCGCAGAGCAATACCTTAATACAGTTGCGACATGCAGAACCCGGGATACGGCATTGCTAAAGTCGTTTGACGCTTTCCGCGAGTGGGTAACCATTCAGGCCGGATTTTACACCGAGCATATTTATCCTGATGGTAGTCGTGGGCGCAGGGCAAAATCTATCGCATTTGCGAACATGGACGAAACCGAGTTTCAGCAGGTTTATAAATCTGTACTGAATGTGCTGTGGAACTGGATCCTGTTCCGTAAATTTTCCTCTCCGGAGGAAGTCGAAAATGTGGCCGCGCAGTTACTGGAGTTTGCGTAATGGTGGATTTACGTAAAGCGGCGCGGGGGCAGATGTGCACCGTCAGAATTCCTGGCTACTGCAATCACAATCCCGAAACTTCTGTGCTGGCGCATTACAGGCTGGCGGGGACGTGCGGAACAGCGATAAAGCCACACGATATGCAGGCAGCGATTGCCTGTAGCTCGTGCCACGATTTAATCGACGGGCGGGTAAAAACCAGCGATTACACCAAAGAAGAATTACGCCTGATGCATGCAGAAGGTGTTTTTCGCACACAAGAAATCTGGAGAAAGGAGGGATATTTATGATTTACCCAACGAATACAGGAAAAAGCGGAGAACACCTTCGTCTCACCACGCTGGAAAGTGTCTGGATTCAGGGAAAACTGCGCATGTGGGGGCGCTGGTCGTATATTGGCGGCGGTAAGACGGGGAATATGTTCAACCAGTTGTTGGCCTCTAAAAAGCTGACGGTGATGCTGCCAACTTACTGATTTAGTGTATGATGGTGTTTTTGAGGTGCTCCAGTGGCTTCTGTTTCTATCAGCTGTCCCTCCTGTTCAGCTACTGACGGGGTGGTGCGTAACGGCAAAAGCACTGCCGGACATCAGCGCTATCTCTGCTCTCACTGCCGTAAAACATGGCAACTGCAGTTCACTTACACCGCTTCTCAACCCGGTACGCACCAGAAAATCATTGATATGGCCATGAATGGCGTTGGATGCCGGGCAACAGCCCGCATTATGGGCGTTGGCCTCAACACGATTTTACGTCACTTAAAAAACTCAGGCCGCAGTCGGTAACCTCGCGCATACAGCCGGGCAGTGATGTCATCGTCTGCGCGGAAATGGACGAACAGTGGGGCTATGTCGGGGCTAAATCGCGCCAGCGCTGGCTGTTTTACGCGTATGACAGGCTCCGGAAGACGGTTGTTGCGCACGTATTCGGTGAACGCACTATGGCGACGCTGGGGCGTCTTATGAGCCTGCTGTCACCCTTTGACGTGGTGATATGGATGACGGATGGCTGGCCGCTGTATGAATCCCGCCTGAAGGGAAAGCTGCACGTAATCAGCAAGCGATATACGCAGCGAATTGAGCGGCATAACCTGAATCTGAGGCAGCACCTGGCACGGCTGGGACGGAAGTCGCTGTCGTTCTCAAAATCGGTGGAGCTGCATGACAAAGTCATCGGGCATTATCTGAACATAAAACACTATCAATAAGTTGGAGTCATTACCAAAGCTGACAAAAACGGCAATTAACGAGGCGCTCCGGAGGATGAAAAAAGCAGGTCTGAACAAGTCTGAACTTGAGGCTTTTTTGCGGGATATGATTAACGGTAAGCAAAAGAGCTGGCTGGCGCATTGTACTGATGCAGAGGCGTTATGTATTGATCGGGTGATTAGTGAAGTGCTGGCAGAACACCCAGGATTGATTTTTATCCTCCGGCAACGATATGAAGGAAGGGGGATGACTAAGCGAAAAATGGCTGAATTGCTAAATGATGCACACCCTGAGTGGTGTTTTAGCACATGCGAAAAGCGAATTGCTAATTGGTTGGCTGTTGCTGAGTATGCGCTGTACGTTCCCATGCGAGAATCATTCGCTCAAAAAATAGCTTGATTTTTTACGCATAAACTGCTTCAATTCCGGTATGCTTCGCAAAGCTGTATCGCGAGGCGAATAGCAGTTTTGAACATCTAAAGACCCCGTTTAATGCGGGTTTTTTTATGCCCAAAAACGAAGTAGTGCGTTAAAATGTGATGGTCGGGAGTATACAGACTTTTATATAGCACTGCGTAAAAATCAATTTATCCGGGGTAAATGTCAATTTGCTTATTAAAAAAACAAAAAGATAAATTTATAGCAATTGTGTTTCTTTGGGTTGAAAGTTTTAATGTCGTCAGTATTATCTGAAGCGGTTCTGAGGAGGGGGTTTCCATTGCTCGGCCACGATACTTCCGAGGAACCAATTAACGCCGACTTAGCTCAGTAGGTAGAGCAACTGACTTGTAATCAGTAGGTCACCAGTTCGATTCCGGTAGTCGGCACCATATGCGGGTATCGTATAATGGCTATTACCTCAGCCTTCCAAGCTGATGATGCGGGTTCAATTCCCGCTACCCGCTCCAGCAGAGGACGATGCTAGGCTGTTTCAGGCACTGACACATTATATGTGTGGGATGTTTTACCCTAACTCCTTACCACATCCTGTTCTGTAATGAATATTATTTATTACGGTACCAGTGTTGTTTTTTTACAATAGTGGAATGGTGCATTACTGGTGGAGATTTGTATTTCCTGGCAGGGCTGGTAATGTATCATTCCGGTGTTGTAAATAACACCCCAGAGACGTTCCTCAGTGCGAGGGTGGTTGAAAGAGTCGGTTTTGCGGGAAACCACAGCATCCATGCAGGACTGGATGTTTCGGGAGGCACCCGACGTCTCTGGTCATAATAAAATCATAGTGTTCTCTTCATGCCATTTTATGCCATAGACCGCCACGCCAGGCGGTTTTTTTTATTCAGAATTCAGTATTTATGCGGCTCGCTACGGCGGGCCTTTTTCATATCCGCGCCACGCCCGGCGCATATCAAAAACCACAGAGCCTTTCAGGGGTGAGCTTACGGGATGGTCAGTGTGACTTTCTCTGTGGGCTGGTCACCCCCGGGCGCAGGCCCACCCACTAAGAGGAAACGTCACTATGTTTGGTATTTTCAAAAAGAAAACCCGCAAGGCCATTACTGAAGTGAAGAAAATGGAGAACCGCGACGCGGTGGAGGCGACCGTCTGGGGTGCATATTCCATTGCATACGCTGACGGCACCTGTGACGCGAAAGAAATCGCGGTACTGGAAAAAAACCATTGCAGCACTTCCTGTCTTTGCGCCGTTCTCCGGTGAGATTGCACAAATGAGTGCAAATATCCGCGCCCGTTATGAAGCGTCGCCGCGTTCTGCCAATGCCGAAGCTCTTCGTCAGCTGGCTGATGTTGCCGGTACTGATGATGCAGTTAATGTGCTGTGCCTGTGTCTGGATATCGCTGACCAGGACGGTATCGGTCAGGAAGAAGAAGCGCAACTGAAGAAAATTGCGCAGGCGCTGCAGTTGCCGCTGGAGCAGTACCTGTGAAAAGTGCGCGCCTTGTGCTGGCTGTCATCCTGTTGTTTCTGGTAGTGGTGGTTGATTTCACCGGACGACTGATGTCGGTGCTGGCAGATGGTGTGCTGGTGGCGATGGCGCTGGTCGTGCTCCGGCCTTTACTGCGTAAATCTGAATAACATCACACAAAAGGCATCTGCGGATGCCTTTGACGGGATGTTTTTTACGGGTCGCTGGTGGCCCTTTTTTATTTTCAGGAGGAAGTATGTCTGAACCCTTATCCGGTTCCGGCACGGCTGCGGCGCTGGGTGGCGCGACGGTATTCGGGCTGTTTACCGGGATGGATTTCGGGATTGTGTTTGGCGCGTTCGCCGGGGCGTTATTTGTGGCAACGATGCCGCAGTCACTTTCAGTCTGGCGCGTGGTGGCACATTTTCTGGTGTCGTTTATTGTCGGCGTGCTGGGAGCGCGTGTGCTGTCAGCCTGGATTGCATCAAAAACAGGGTATGACGGTACATCAGCAGATGCGCTTTGCGCGGTGCTGGTCTCGGTTGTGTCGGTGAAGATTCTCTCGTTCATCCACCAGCAGGATATTGCATCGCTGGTGTCCGGTGTGTTCTCCCGCCTGCGGGGTGGAGGAGGCGGCAATGTTAAGTAACCTTCCCGGATTGCTGAATGTGGTGTTATGCACAGTTATCGTGCTGACGCTCTTTTTTTATCGTCGCCGTGATTCCAGACATAAACCGCTGGTGTCATGGCTGGCCTGGCTGCTGATGCTGCTGTATGCCTTTGCGCCCCTCAGTTATCTGTGTGGTCGCCCGTTAGCAACGGGCTGGCTGGAAGTGTTTTTTAACCTGCTGTTCTGCGTGCTGGTGATACGCGCACGCGGGAACGTCACAAAAATCTTTCCATTGTTGAGGTGAATATGTCGGGTAAATTCAGATTTAGTCGTCGCAGCGAAAAGAATCTGGAGGGCGTTAAACCACAGCTGGTTGCTGTCGTTCGCCGTGCGCTGGAGCTGACGGAGGTTGATTTCGGTATTACGGAAGGGCTGCGCACGAAAGAACGCCAGAAACAGCTGGTCGCGGAAGGGAAAAGCCAGACCATGAACAGCCGCCACCTGACCGGTGATGCGGTGGATGTTGTTGCCTGGGTTGGCAGCCAGGTGTCATGGGACTGGCCTCTGTACGAGAAAATCGCGCAGGCATTTAAGCAGGCTGCCGCAGAGCTGGGAACTGCCATCGAATGGGGCGGGGACTGGAAAACACTGAAAGACGGACCTCACTTTCAGTTGAAACGCTGATAACCAGGTGTGTTATGAGCAGAAAACACTGGACACACAGAATACCGCGAGTGGCGGCGAAATGGGCACTGGTAGCGATACTGGTGCCTTTTTTATTGGTGGGATGCGTCAGCCTGGATAAGGCGCGCCAGCTTTTCGATACAGCTTCTCAGGTCTGTGAAATTGTCGACGGTGTTCGGCAGTGTATGCAGAACTGATCGCCTGTAATAGCAGAATATTTTACTGAAAAATGAAGGGTGCGCCAGCGTCCGGAAAGCATGAAATTCTGCTGCGTGTGCCAATTTTATCTTATTCATCCTAAATCTTGCCGAATCAAGATGAACTTTGATCAACTGCCTGGCGGCAAGGGGCATTAAAACAGGAGAAAATTATGTGGAAATCTACAGGTTACAAGTTAATCACCGCGTTGATTGACGGCAAGCCACAATACTTACGCATTGAAATGAGTGGTCAGCATGCTCGTTTGATTCGTGAGTAACAGGCATTACAGCAGCCCTTCAGTGTGAGGGGCTGCGATAATGTCAAAGCTCGTTATCAGCACCCGCCGCGCACCCAGCGCACTGGCCGATAGCGGGCTTTTTTATTCATAAAGCGAGGCTGTATGAGCGAGAAATTGAAGATCGTCTATCGCCCGTTACAAGAACTGTCTCCGTATGCACACAACGCCAGGACGCACAGTACTGAGCAGGTGGTACAACTGGTAGAAAGTATTAAGCAATTCGGCTGGACTAATCCGGTGCTGATTGACGAAAAGGGCGAAATTATTGCGGGTCACGGTCGTGTTATGGCGGATGAAATGCTCAAAATGGATTCTGTTCCGGTCATTGTTCTGTCTGGCCTGACGGATGATCAGAAAAAGGCGTACCGCCTGGCAGATAATCGCCTGCCGATGAATGCTAGCTGGGATGAAGATATGTTACGGATGGAGCTGTCGGACCTAATCAATGCTGATTTTGATATATCCCTGACAGGATTCAGCCCGACAGAAATTGATGAACTGTTGACGGATGTTTTGCCCGGTACAGGAAATGAGGAGGAACCGTACACGACGAAAATTGATACGCCTGTTTATGAGCCGTCAGGCGATAAACCGGATATCAGTGAACTGTACGACGATACGAAAACTCAGGAGCTGGTCAGCCGGATACGTTCGGCGTCCCTTGAGCCTGATATCGAAAAATTCCTCCTGTGCGCGGCAGAACGTCACACGGTGTTTAATTTCAGCAGAATTGCGGACTATTACGCTCACGCACCCGCTGAAATTCAGAGCCTTTTTGAGGAGTCGGCGCAGGTGATCATTGATTATCAGCAGGCTATTGAAAATGGATTTGTCCGGATGACGCAGCGTATGGTGGAGATCATGCATGGCGGGGAGGAGGAGGAATATGCGTGATGATTTTTGCGCCTTTATTCTGACTCACGGGCGACCGGACAAAGTTCTGACTTACCGGACGTTGCGTCGTGCTGGCTATACCGGGAAAATTTTTATCGTTGTTGATGATGAAGATAAGACACGGCATCAGTACATAGCTGAATTTGGTGAACAGGTGCTGGTGTTTTCCAAAGCTGATATCGCCAGTCGTTTTGACGAAGCCGATAATTTCGGTGACCGCCGCTCAATTTTTTACGCCCGTAATGCCTGTTTCGACCTGGCAAAACTGGTCGGGTGTAAATACTTCATTCAGCTCGATGATGATTATCACGAGTTCCAGTTTCGGGTGGATCGCAACTATGACCAGGCCTATTTTCCGATAAGAAAACTGGATGCGATCCTTTCTGAAATGCTGGCGTACTACGAATCAATACCTGCGCTTTCCATCGCTATGTCGCAGGGCGGGGATTTTCTTGGTGACAATGGCGGCCATGCTTCGTGGGTGAAACGCAAGGCAATGAACAGCTTTATCTGTTCGGTTGATCGACCGTTCTCATTCATGGGACGCATTAACGAGGATGTGAATACATACACGAATCTCGGTCGCTGTGGTGAATTGTTTATGACGATCGGTGCTGTCCAGTTAGGGCAGAAACAGACGCAGAAAAACAGCGGCGGAATGACCGAGCTGTATCTGGATTCCGGAATCCAAGCATACGCAAAACCGATGACGGTAAACCTTTTTCAATTGAGGGGCAGGGGGAAGCAGGGGAAAGGGTGGGTGATGTTTTAGTCCGCGCTTTGCAAAAAGCATATCCCAATAAACTTATTGATTGCACAGTCAGCGACAACCTGGTTTTGCCAGAGCCGTGGACGGGCAAATATACGGAGATTGGTACGCTGGCTATGGTCGTAAAAAACGCCTCTATTGCGATGATGCGTAATGAAAGGTATAGCGGAATCGCCATCAGTATTCTTTCCGACAGAATACGAATCTACGATAACGCATCGGCAAAGTGGGGTGAGCCAAAAACAATTCATGCCCATGAACTGGTCGGGCAGCCGACATGGATAGCGCCGTTTACCGTCAGTTTCAAATGCCCTATGAGAGGCGATATCAGATGTGGTGATGTGATTAAACTGCCGGAGGGGCTATATTCTGGCGCTGCGTCGATTGTGATGGCTAATACAACGGCACCCAGCGTTATCGCAAAAAATTCGACCACGTTCACCGGGAAATTTCTTGTGAAATCAGTCAGACACATTGGTTCGTATCTGACAGCCGATGGCGATGCCTGGGTGACGGTATTTGAGGCATATGCTGAGAACTGGGCGAGGGTGTAATGTCAAACGCTCAAAAATTACCGTTTCTCCGAACACTGTCGGAGATGATGACCAGTTCTGGTAACCAGCAAGCCGAGCTTAAAGGCCGCGAATTGCCCTGCCATGTTGTTGATATCTGCGGGCAAATAGTGACAGTTCAGTTTGATATGCTGCCGGAGGGGATCAACTTCCCGCAGATAACAATCCCTGTCGCCACATTCCCGTATATCCGTTACCCGATACAGCCGGGCGATCGAGGAGTAACAATTGCCGCTGATGTATCACTGCGCGGTGTGTCCGGATTGGGAACCGGTATGGCAACGCTTTCTTACTCGATGTCGCTCACTCCCCTGTTTTTCGTGCCACTGGCAAACAAGGAGTGGTCCGACGAAGATCCGCAAAAAATCGTTTTGTACGGTCCGGATGGCGCGATCCTCAAAACAGAGGACGGCAGTAGCTCGGTAATGGTGGCTCTGGAAGAAATCAGGCAAAAGTCGAAAGCTGTTTACCTCGAGGCCGAAGATATTTTCCTGAACGGGAAAATTCACCTCAACGGACCGATCGTCCAGGACAAAGCCCAGATGAAGGATACAACCGCTTCGCTGATTGGTCCTCTTAATGTCGAGATGGATGCAGTTATCAACGGCGTGAGCGTCAGCGGCCACAGCCACGATGTGACTGGTGTTCAAAGCGGCGGCAGCACGATCACGTCGAAGCAACCAAATCCGGGTTAATTCCGGTTCATTTCACTTTAAATTCTATCCATAAAGCGAAAGCCCCGAACTGTTGCAGCAGTCGGGGCTTTTTGTTTCTGACCTTGAATAAGGCAAGGAGAAGTCGTGTTTGATTTTAGCAAACTGATTCGGGAGATTCGAGTTATGGCTGAAAAATTATCCACCTGGAAGTTTTTGCTTATTTGGTTGGTCTTTCTGATTCTGGCGTCTGGTTATTTTGTTGGCCAGATCCGATGGTGGTGAGGGCACGATGAGAACATGGGGCCGCGTCACCGACGCGAACGGCAACAAAAAATGGGTTGCAGTAGAATCTGACGCCAACGGTGATTTCTCCTACGGCTGGCTGACGACGCTCATTCAGACGTTAAAGCTGGGATTGGGGGAGTCGCCGTTTTACGCGAATTACGGTATTCCTGCGCAGCAGTGCATCGTGCAGCAGATTTACCCGGACTACTATGTGAACATGGTTCAGCAACAGTTTGCCGGCTATTTTGCATCATTGGCAATTTCAAAGGTAGATGGAGCAGATAACCCCACCTATAACATCGATGTTGTGTTTTTTAATGGGACCAGTTACCGGACGCAGGTGCCGGTATGAATCACAGTTTTATGATAAAACTTTTACCTTGGTTTGGAGTGCTGTAGAGAGATATTTTAGGGGAGGCGAGTAATTTTCTAAGCTGGAGCATATTGACATATATTATTTCGGATTTGCAAAATACAGATTGTAACCATGGAGGAGACAAGCATGGAAAATTTTGCAAATAAGTTAAAAATACACACAGAGCATGTTGCAAAAATGGGGGTGTTTTGTACAACTGAAGAAACGACAAAACAAGCACTCATTATGCCATTACTAGATATTCTTGGTTTTACTCCGTATGATCCAAGAAAAGTCAAAGCTGAGTATAGTGCTGACTTCCCCGGGGTTAAGGCTAATGAACGGGTTGATTACGCTTTATTTTGTCATGATGTTCCTGTGATGTTCATTGAGGCGAAATCGTTTTCAGAACAAATTGATAATCACTGCCCACAGCTATCAAGATATTTTAATTCAACACCGGAAGTTACTATATCAGCCATTACAAATGGTGTTGAATGGCGTTTTTTTACGGATTTGAAACAAAAAAACATAATGGATTCAACGCCGTTTTTAAAATTAAGAATGGATTCTCTAACTCACTCCGATATTACACAATTATTTCGTTTTCGTTATGATAAATTCAAACCAGAGGCTTTACGGACACTGGCTGAAGAAAGTGTTTATTTGAATTCATTTACTAAAACAATCAGTTCTAGTCTTCGTGAAGTTGATCTGGAGTTTGTTCGATATGTCGCTAGTCGTTCAAATATTGAGAGGCAACTTAATCAGAGATTTCTTGAGTTCGTGACTCCATTAGTTAAACAGGCCGTTGAGCGCGCTGTTAGCGCAATGGTGGTTTCCGGGCTATCTACACAACCGGTAGAGCAAACTAAAGAAAATGATGCAACGGATACACAAGTTAATAACGCCATTGTTGATGAAGAAAACCCCAACATAATAACCACAGCCAAAGAATTGGAGCTATTTGAAAGGGTAAAACAAATCATACAAACAGAAGATAATATAGAATATAAAGATACTGAGTCATATTTCGGTGTACTATTGAATGGTAAAACTAATAGATGGCTGTTAAGATTTTATGATAAAAAATCTTCATTTATAACTTTACCTATTTCGCTTAGTGAAGTTCAGTTGAATGAAATAAGACGAGCTCGACTTGATACGGATGGTAAAAGGATACATATAACTAATCCGGAAGATATACTTCGCATATCTGGTTTGATTCTGGATTCATACGAGTATGTTAAAAATGATGATAATTTCCGCCGAGGGTCCAGAGTGAGCAGTTTAGAAGAGGTTGAATAAGTAAAAAACCCGCGAAAGCGGGTTTTTTAATGGAGTAAATATGTCAGAAATACCAATTACTATGACCAGTGCGGGTGCGCAGCCTACGCCACCCAATGATTTGCTCGCGAATCTTATCACTAGAGTTGCTGAAAAAGTACCTGGATATACAGCCAACCTTCCGGCGGGGCTTATTACAGACCTTGCCAGCACGGCTGTCGGGGCGCTGGCATTAATAGACCAGGCGCGGGTGGACCTTATTAACTCCGTAAGCCCATACGGCGCGAATATTCCGTTACTGATGCAACTCGGAAACATATATGGAGCACAGAAGGGATTAAGTACAAATACGGCGGTATACGTGGTGTTTGAGGCGTTGCCGGGGTTTGGTATCCCTAAAGGATTTGTTGTCGGTGACGGCAACTACCAGTATGCGGTTTCCCGCGATACCGTGGTACCGGAAAACGGGCAGACTGAGCCAGTCTACTGTGTGGCCACAACGTCAGGCTCATGGGCTGTACCGGAAGGGACCGTGACGCAGGTCATTACCTCAGTACCCAAAGACCAGCCTGTAAAATGCACCAACTTTACCGCAGGAATGCCCGGTCAGGAGGCGCAAACGTGGGCATCTTACCGCGCCGAAGTCATGGAGTCCGGCATGTTTGGTGTGCAGGGAACACCGGATTGCTTTAAAGCTATGCTCAAATCAGTAAGCGGTGTGCGAGAAAACCTGATTTCTTTCCGGCAGTCGTCGCTGGGGAAATGGGTTGCGGTTGTTGGTGGCGGTGATCCGTATGATGTGGCTTATGCGATTTACAAATCTGTACCGGATATTTCGAAACTGACCAACGATGTAAGCAATCCATCCGGTGCGGTAGTGGAAAAACGCACGGTTTCAATAACCGTTTCGCCGGACGTTTATCAGGTGCCTTTCGTTATCCCGTCATCACAAAACGTCATGGTGCTAATCACCTGGAACACGGTGTCTGATGATTATGTTGATCCGGCGGGTATTGCTATGGCTGTGCAGCAAAACGTTGCTGATTACATCAATTCAATTGAAGTCGGACACCCGATAAATCTTCTGCGTATCCAGGATATTTTTACCAGTTCTGTCAGGTTGCTGGTTGATGCGACGTTGATCTCAACAATCAGTGTGAGCATTGGTATTAACGGTCATATTGTTCTTCCGGCGAAAGACACAAGCCTGGTTTATGGCGATACCTATTCCTATTTTTCAACGGTGGCATCACAGGTTCAGGTCAACAAGTATGCAATATCTGACTGAGAAAATTCTCCCTGCTTATCCATTTGCGCAGTACAGAGATGATCCGAATGTTGTTGCGTTCTTTGATGCATACAATGAAATTGCTCAGGAATACCTCGATTCACTCAACAATCTGGCATTGCCATGCTGGACATCGGAATCAATAACCGGGCAATTACTGGACCGGATTGCACTCGGGATTTATGGCGTTGAAAGGCCTTTACTACAGGTTTCCGAGGAGGCTATTGCACGCGGCGCATACGATACCATTGAATACAATACGATCCCGTATGCAGCAATGCGGAATTATGTTCCGGGGCAGGCATCGTATGTACCTGATGATTATTTCAAACGAATATTAACGTGGAATTTTTATAAGGCTGACGGTTCGCATTTCTGCATTGACTGGTTAAAGCGCCGTGTGGCGCGGTTCATTCATGGGAAAAACGGAATAGACCCGCCGTTGCAGCACACTTTTGATGTGAGCGTGACTGTATCGGACAGTGTTTTTTCTATTCAGATACCAGAATATGGTGATGGTATAGGCTATTTTCTGAAAGATGCCATTGACCAGAAATATGTAAAACTCCCTTTTATTTATTCCTATGCAACAACGGTGATTCAAAAATGATTCTTGGATTCGGCAATAACGTTGTTTCAGCACTGGCTGGTGATATTACGACGATTCAGACTGATATTCCGGTGATGCCGGGCACGGGAGCTAAATTTGCAAAATTGCTTTCTGCCGATTTTGAAAATAAATCGAACGGGCAACGCGTCTATGCAAAAATTACGCTTACCGATAATAAAGAGTCAGCGTTTGAGATTTGTCACCTGGTATCGGTAAGCGGTGATGTGCTGAAAGTCATTCGTGGGCAGGAAGGAACAACCGCGAAAGGTTGGTCCCTTAATGACGTTGTGGCTAACTTTGCCACACGTGGATCGGAAAACTATTTCGTACAGATAGCGCAGCTTCAGAGCGGTCATTATATTGCGGGTGTCGCTGGCGGCACTGCAAATGCACTGACGCTGGAGCTTCCCGCGACGTTTTTTGTTAATGGAGGTACAGATTGGACGCTACGAACTCCTATTATCGTTTTCCCCGTTCAGAACAATACCAACGCCGCAACGCTTCAATTGACACTGGGCGGAAAGGTTCTTGGTACGTTTCCACTTTATAAGGGGAACAAGTCCGGGCTGGTAGCGAACGATATCATTAAAGGTATTCCCTTAATTTGCCTTCTTGATAGCGAGAAAAGCTATTTCAGCGTGATAAACCCCGGCAATATCTATTCAGATTTTGATCTGCGATATGTAAAAAAATCTGGTGATTTGATGACCGGGGAGCTGAAAATCCGTGGTGTTAATGCACTGAGGATTTTCAACGACGCTTTTGGTCTGATTTTTCGTCGTTCGGAAGAGTGCCTGCACCTTATTCCTACCAGTGAAGGTCAGGGCGAGAATGGCGATATTGGTCCACTTCGACCGTTCACTATTAATCTGCGGACGGGTGAAATATCCATGTCGCATAAAGTGTCTGTTGGCGGCGGTTCTCAGGTCAATGGTGCGCTGGGTATCGGCGTTCAGAACGCGCTGGGCGGAAACTCAATTGCTTTCGGGGATAACGATACAGGTATAAAACAAAACGGCGACGGCATTCTGGATGTTTATGCGAATGGACAGCATGTATTTCGTTTCCAGAATGGTGTGGCGATAGCGTTAAAAAATATTCAGGCCGGAAATGCTAAAAAATTCACGTTATCCAGCGCCAACAACTCAACGAAAAACGCAACGTTTAATTTATGGGGCAATTCGTCCCGTCCTGTAGTTGCAGAGCTTGGTGATGATTCCGGCTGGCATTTTTACAGCCAGAGAAATACGGATAACAGTATAACGTTCGCTGTAAACGGACAGATGGTCCCGTCAAATTATGGAAATTTCGATGCCCGTTACCAGACCAAATCAGGGGGCGTGCAGAATTTTCAGTACACCAGTGAGGTGTTTTACAACCCTGGTGGGAATGAGCGCAGCTGGACGTTTCGGGCACCTTCTGGTTGTGTTTTGTCAGGCATTAATGTTCAGGACACTGGCAGTAACTCTGCAGATAATATCGGTGGCGTGTATTACAAACAGGCTCAGATTTATATCAATGGTGCATGGCGATCCGTATCAGGTTAATTAAGGAGAAATAATGGAACTCGTAAACGTTACGCGTTACTACCCTGAAGATATGCCTTATGGTGAAGGCATTCAGTATTTCCGTAGTGAAGACGGGCAGGATTTTTATGAATCACTGGATAAGTTCACGAAGAAATACAAGCTGTGCACACATCCTGAAACCGGCGTTATTTATTCCATGGCGGAAGATGTATCCCGCCTTTATCCCGTTGGTTTTACCATTGTGGAAGTGGATGAACTACCGGAAGGATTTTGTATTGAAGCCCGCTGGTATTATAAAGACGGTGAAGTACTGCCGGTCCCTGTTGACTACCGGCAGCAGGCCGAGTCGGAGCGTGCACGTCTTACTGCGATTGCCGAACGGGAAATATCCGATAAGAAGACGGATTTACTTCTGGGAATCATCAGTGATGAAGAAAAAGAAAAGTTGACAGCCTGGCGCATTTACGCGAAATCGCTGCAGGCGATGGATTTCAGCACCATCGCTGATAAAACCTCATATAACGCCATTGAATGGCCCGTCTCTCCGGAAGCCTCTTCCTGATTTAATTTATCGCGAGAAAAACTATGTCTGTAGTGATATCAGGTGCGCTGATAGATGGCGCAGGCATCCCCATGTCCGGATGCCACATAATTCTGAAATCCCGGGTAAACACCTCAGAGGTGGTGATGCGCACAGTTGCCGACGTGGTGACAGGAAACTGTGGCGAGTACTGTTTTAAGGCGCAGACCGGAAAATATTGCGTATATCTGAAACAGGACTGGCGCGACGAGTACTATGTTGGCGACATTGCTGTATACGACGACTCAAAGCCCGGCACGCTGAACGACTTTCTGACTGCCCTTGATGAAGGCGATTTAAAGCCGGATGTAGTGAAACGATTTGAGGAAATGGTGGTGCAGGCACAGCAGAGTGCTGAAATCGCAGCATCATGTGCAGAACAGGCAGGGCAAATATTAAATAACATCCAGGAGGTTGCAGGGCAGCTTTCCACAGTACGCTTCGAAAATTTTAACGATATTAGCAGGCGGTGTACGACAGCCATGCTGAAGCTGGAACAACCCGAGGTTGTTAATACATCAATATCTTTAAAAATAAAAGAAAATATCGATTTTAATTATGTCGGTGCAGTTAACGGATATTGCGATATTCCTGAACCTGAAAAGTATAAAGTCGAAATGTATGCTTATACAACTGGAGAGTATTTTAACGGCGACGCTAATTTGAATAGTGACGGAACTTTCTATTTCAGACGTTGCTGGACGGGAGCAAAACAGTTTCGTCTTATTCGGATTGAGGATAATGCGTGGATCACAACGCTGGAATTTCCGCTGCTCATTCGTAGTTACTGGATGCCAGAGGACGCAGATCCTGACGTAATCAGGGTGATGAAAGACCGATGTTACACGTATGACCAGGCGCTGGCAGCACTGGCGTTGATGGTTCAGCGACATGAAGCTGTGGAAAGATACGTTTCAGGTTTGTGTGCACTTGTTGATGAAAACGGCGGGGTGAAATTTTTTGTTAACAGGCTGTCGGCCATGTCTTCGCGCGCCTATTATCGACTGGGCAATGCGGCATGGGTTTACTATGCCCTTGCGTTCTATCTGGAGAAATACCCGGACGGAGCACAGGTAAATATTGTTCGGGCAAAGTTGTTATCTGGCATCAGCTGGCTGGATTCTTTCCTGGTAACCGCCCCTGGTGATTTACGTGAAGGCCTGTATAAAGGCGGCCTTGGTCGTTATGTAAATGGCGAATTTGACGCCAGTTTCGTTGCCGAATGGTGCGCACTGGAGCATAACGTTGATATCTGGTTTTTGTTTGAACTGATGGGGAGACTGGAATTTGACGGCTTCATTCAACGCGCCGATGCGCTGGCAAAAAGTATCATCAGGGGGTTCTGGATGGAAGAGGAAGGCCGGTTCCGGCAGGGAGTACACCCAACCAGTTATGATAACGCGGCGGCTCTCGATCAATCGTCATGGGGCGGGCTGTTTGTAGCGAATATAGACATGGCTAAAGCTGTACGTTGTCGTAAGTATATGGGGCGTTTCTTTTTTGGCACCCGCGAAGCCACGGGTTACACACCTTACCACCCCGATTATGGATACAGTGGTCACAGTCGAGGTGTATGGGTGGAAGGGACCGCAGGAGTGGCACTTTTTGAGAGAAAGCTTGGAAACGAGGTTACAGCAGTGAATCTCATTGCAGCAATGGCACCGCTTCGTGATGAATACGGCTATCGTGATTCATGCGATGACCCGGCATATGATGTGCTCCCACCCTGGCCATCAACAACAAACACGGCGTGGGTAATCCTGACAGTAAAACCTGATAATTTTTGGCTGGTAGATTCACCGATCATGGACGTTGGCATGATTCGATACTGA